ACCTGGCCCCTGGTAGGATCATCGGGGATTCCTACGTGAATCACTCCGAGGAGTTCCCAGTGATTCAAGCGATGGTCAAGGATGTGACCGGCTGTGGGGACACCCACACGGCCGCCATGGCCTTCTGTGCGCTGAAGACTCGGGACGTCCGATCGGCAGTGAAGTTTGCGAACTCGGCAGCAGCGCAGGTGGTCCAAAAGTTTGGTACATCTGTCGCCTACCTGTGATATAATGGAACTGTAAGGAGGAGTACATGGCACTGAAACTTGGAAAGACGGTCCTGGTGGAGATCGTGGCGATCGTCCAGCGGGGACTGACGCAGGGGATCGACATCTCCCAGCAGCTTCGGGACATCGAGCTCGACGATCCGTCGGACGGCACGATCGAGCTGACCCAGGCGTACGTGGATCGTAGGGACTCCGACCCGGACCTCTACTGATGCCCACGTACATCTACGGCTGTGACCCCTGTCAACAGACGATGGAGGTCGTCCAGTCCATCAAGGACAAGCCGGGGTACCCTTGTCCTTCATGCGGGGAGAACATGTACCGCGTGATCCAGTCCACCTCCTTCGCCCTCCAGGGCGGTGGGTGGGCCAAGGACGGGTACTCGAAAGGAAGAGGCAGATGATCGGTGTAGTTTTGGGAATCCTGTTGGGACTCGCGGTTGCATACGGTGCCGTCGCGTCCTGGCTTCTGGTCCGAGCGAGCCAGAAGCTCCTCCAGTTCGACGATCTGGTGAACTACCTGGTCGACGACGTGGAGACCAACGTCAGGTACTTCGATGAGCTGACCAACACTCCGGTGCTGTCCAACGCGCCAGAGATCATGGACGCCAACAAGAACATGGCGACCATGTCGGCACGGCTCGACGAGTACCTCAGTCGCTTCGAAGAACTTACAGGGACGAAGGTCCGAAAGCTCACGGTTCCGAAGCCACCCGTAGCGGTAGGCTAGAAAGGTCCACGATGGCCCAGTATTTCACGAAGCAGACGGACGAGTACCTCGCGAAGTTCATCAATTCGACGGTGGTCGAGGAGAAGCACGAGGTCTTCGACGTACACATCCGCCCGGCTTTCGAGAAGCTGGTGGAGAACCTGATCTACGTGTATGGCTTCTTCAGCATCGACGACGTCGAGACCTTGAAGAAGGACTGCCTGGCGAACCTGTACGAGATGATCCCGAAGTTCGATCCGAACAAGGGGACCAAGGGATTCTCGTACTTCAACGTCATCGCGAAGAACTGGTTCATCCAGAAGACCCGTGAGAAGAACAAGCGCAACCGGCTCGAGTCGGACCTGTACTATGATCTCGACCACGAGATGGTCCGCTCCGACCCCAACTTCACTCTCTCTCCCCACGAGGACAAGGTCGAGGAACGTGAGTTCTGGGTCGCCTTCTACAAGGAGTTGGAGTCCTGGAGGAAGAAGCTTACGAAGAAGACCGAGACCCAGGTTCTCGAAGCAGTCATCTTCCTCATGCGAAACTCAGATCTAGTCACTATTTACAACAAGAAGGCCGTCTACCTGTACCTCCGGGAGATGACCGGGCTGAACACCAAGCAGGTCGTGGTGAACCTGAAGAAGATCAAGGGCCTGTTCAACGAGTGGAAGGACAGGTACTTGTCTACCGGAGAAAGTGAAGAGTGTCAAAGCAATCCGAAGATCTCATCGACGAGGCGCACGGCAACCTAGGGGAGGATCGTGCCAAGATCAAGGAGTTCACCGAACTCCTGAACAAGGCCATCTCTGTCGGCGAAGACGTCGACCCACTCGCCAAGATCGCCCTCGCAGAATCCTTCGCCCGGCTCACGGGCGAACTCACCAAGAACAACTCCCTGCTCATCGAGCTGGCGAAGCTACGTGCCAAGAAGGAGTCCGTCACCAAGGGAAAGGGTGAGGGCTTCGACGAGGACGAGGCGGACACCATGTTCGATGAGATCGAAGGAGAGGAAGCGGAAGACGACGGGAGCAACTGATGGCGGATTTCAGCAAGACAAGTGACGACGAACTGAGGGTGCGCCTGGACGCGCTCCTGAAGCGCCTGGACTACAATCTCAAGTACGTCGCGCCCATGCTCAAGAAGATCTCGGACGATCGCTTCGAGGCTGCGACGGTCGTCGAGGAAATGAAGAAGAGGGGGATCGATCTCGATCCCGGAAAGGATGCCACGTCAACCACAGTATAATGACTACTACCGGCGCCCGGAAGTATTTCTCGCAGAGCTCCTGCAGAAGTACATGCGTGGCGAGCTGGTGGAACACGGCGAGGCCGCACCGGTCCTGTATCGTGCGCTCGTCGTTGCCGTCGATGTGGTAGGCGGCAAGCTCGAGAGTCCGCAGCCAGGCAACAACGACAAGGTCAAGCACGTCCTTCCCAACGGTCAGTCGGTCGACGTCAAGGCACAGGTCGGCCCGCTCAATCCCAAGAACTCCATCAAGGCCAGGCTGCTGACAGGCGGTCGAGACCAGTTCTTCTCAGATCAGAACCTCCGAGTGTTCTGGCCCTTTTTCCCGGAACACGTCAGCGTCCCCATCAAGCCCGGTGAGCATGTGTACGTCCTGTTTGAGGACCGTGACATGACACACGGCCTGTGGGTGGGCAAGATGCCGGGGCACGAGGGTGTCAACTTCAAGTCCGGCCAGTCCACCTACAAGACGGACGACGATGACACACTGGCCTCCAAGTTCGACGACACGGCGGGAGCAGGCAGCGGAGACGGTCCGAAGTACAACACCGAGCTCGAGGCCAGTATGTCCGGGATCAAGGACGGTCGCCTCGCCGACAAGTTCGATGACACCAAGGGCGGGGGCTAATGTCCTACGACATGGTCGAGGAGGACGTCCCTCCGTTTCAGGTCCGTGTCGGTGACTACGCCGTCCACGGTTCCAACAACAGTTCACTGATCCTCGGTCGCGATCGTGCCAAGAACGGTCCGGCCACGGTCGACGACGGGCTTGGAACCGTCGACGATGGCGGAAAGGGGAAGGGCACCGGAGTGGCCCACCTGGTCGCCGGTCGCAAGGACAAGAACGGGGATCCGGACTTCTCCAAGGACATGTCGTTCCTGTACTTGGCCATGAAGACCAAGCTCGACGACAACCTGAACATCTCCACCAAGGGCGACGCCAAGGTCCCCAAGGACAACGACGTCCCGGCTGGCGTCATGAAGTCCGACAACGTCCGGGTCATGTTCCGCAAGAACGCCATGATCGTGATCGAGGACAGCACGAACTTCGTGTTCGTCGACAAGGACTCGGCCATCATCAGCATCGCGGACGGAAAGAACTACATCAAGGTCGAGAAGGACAAGACCACGATGAAGATCGGCTCTGCCGCCAAGGTCGTCATCGACGGCGGCGGGAAGAAGGTCACCATCGACGTGGACAAGTCTGGCAAGATCGAGCTGTCCGAGGGCGCCGCCAACCACATCCTTCAGGCCGAGGCTTTCCTCGACAAGTTCGACAACCACAAGCATCCGACCGGCGTCGGTCCTTCTGGTCCTCCGCTCGAGCCACTGAAGCCCCAGAAGGACCAACTTGCCTCGACGGGAGCTTCCAACAAGCCAGAGATCGTGATTCCCTAATGCCGTACGTACAGGCAGATCTCAAGTCCAAGATCAAGGATGCCCTCCAAAAGCTCAAGGATTCCAAGGACAAGAGCTCGACGGCTCCCGTTCCGAACGACGAGTCCTGCGACGCCCTGGCAACTGCCTACGACGATTGGGCAATGCTTCCCCTCAAGGCCTTCAGCCCAGTCGTCCAGAAGTCCGCTCTGAAGTCCGCTCTCTCCGCTCCGATGTTCGCGGGGTGGGGACCGGGCTTCATTTCCTACTGGACAGGTTCTACGGTCACCGTCCCGGCCACCACCTCGGGGCTCATGGGTCCCACCTCCGCCACCGCTGGAGCCACGATACCAGCCGACATGGCCCAGATCATGCTGGACTTCGCGAAGAAGGGACAGGAACCTTCTTTGGACGATGTGGCAGATAAGATTGCGGGCGTTCTATTTAAAGCTACAAACCAGCTGATCTACATTCTGGTGCCAGTTCCACCGTCGCCAACTCCGACGACGCTGCCGCTGGCAACGGGTGTACCGGCTTAAGACTAAGATGCCTATTGGATTGACAGTTCCCTTCACGCAGTCTACCGGTTCGCTGGGCGTTCTCGCCTTCACGGACGACGAGGTAGAAGCGGCCAAGCAGAACATCAAGTCGCTCCTGGTCACGAACTGGGGCGATAGGCCCATGCATTTCCACCTCGGCTGCAACTTCGTGGAGTTCCTCTTCGAGCCCTTGAAGAACGACGTGCTCCGTCAGAAGATGTCCGACCGGGTGGTGGACCAGCTCCAGAAGTGGCTTCCTTTCGTCAGGCTCCAGGACCTGGTGATCACGTTCCACGAGGATGATTCGAGAGTCCCAGCCAACGGGGTGGGGGTCGCCATGAAGTTCTTCCTGGTCAGCAAGCCGACCAACGTGGCGTCTCTGTTCCAAGTCGTCCCCGGCCCCGGGGGAGGGTAAAGTAGATGCCGGCACCGAAGCAGAACAAGACCGCCTTCACCAAGGACCAGACTGTCAAGTACCTGAACAAGGACTTCCAGGGGTTCAAGCGCGACCTCATGCAGTTCTCGCAGGCGCACCACTCGGGCGTCTTCCAGGACTACAACGAGTCGTCGCCCGGTATGGCGATCCTGGAACTCCAGGCGTTCATCGGGGACATCCTCTCACTCTACCAGGACATGCAGTTCGAGGAAGTGAAGCAGGAGTCGGCCCAGCAGATCGAGAACGTCGTGTCGTTCGCCAAGTCCCTCGGCTACCGTCCGCAGGGAAAGCGCGCTGCTCGAGGCAAGGAGACGTT